GTTTAGAGGACTATGCTACATTTAAATACACGGGGAGTTGAAGTCTTTATCTCTCGATATAAAAATAACTACAGAGATTCTTTCTGGGAGAACTATGATCTAATCATTTGGGATAAAAGCCCAAGTGGTTTTAGTGATCAAAAGGGTTTGTTTAGAAAGAATTCATGGGGAATATCCAATAGATTCGAAGTTAACAACGAAGGGGTCTGGGTACTACCAGTTAAATATGTTAAACATTTTAGATAGCCTTGGGGTAGACGAAGAAAATATTCAGTGGTTCCACCTTGCAGCATGTCAGGGTATGCCAACAGATTTATTCTTTGATCAATACGAGAATGATGTAAATATAGCAAAAAATATTGATGAGGCATGTCTTTCATGTCCTATTATATCTATGTGCTATGAGTCTGGAATTGAGAATAACGAGTACGGAGTTTGGGGTGGAGTTTATTTAAGCTCTGGATCCATAGACAAGAATAAGAACTTACACAAGACTGCAGATGTATGGAAGAGATTGAAGAAGAAAAATGTTTATTGATAAGAGCTTAGATAAGCAAAAAGAGCATTTTAAATATGGGATCAACCAGTGGACTGGCGAGCCTAACAAACCAGTATTTTATACAGATGAAATGAAAAAGAAGGTAAGAGAGCTAAAGCAACCTATGTTCTTACTCATGGATATAGTAATGTATCCAGACTTCCTTGCCATAAGATTATATGAAGACAACTTTGTTCAATTTGATGGAATTGAAAAAGAAAAAGTAATTGATTATGTTTCTAAGGTAAAACATCTACTCGAATCTTATGGGGTCAGATGCGAAATGGAGGGGGTCCCAAGTGAAAGAGTGGTATGAGGTTATCAATATCGTTTTTATCCATTCAGAAGGAGTTTTTGGATCGGTAGAAAAGCTTGGTGCCTTTGCATCAAATGTAGTTTATCAAAAAGATGGCATTGAATATCAAGAGCTATTAGAAAATGAAGAGTTCTCCGTTGTGGATGAAATTGTCTTCAAGCATATAGAGGAAGAAAATAATGGATAAAATTTTATGTTACTCATGTAATAAGAGCAAAAACAAGTTAAGCGTAAAGAAGTCAGCTTTACTTCCAATTAATCTATTCTTATGCGAAACATGCCTTACTGCTAAGCTAGAACCTAGATGGGTTGTTATTTTAAGCGGTAGACAGAATGGTATTGATTCGGTTAAGGATGCTATACTTAAGCGCAGATACCTTGGAGAAGAGATTTCAGCTCAAGAATTAATGATTTAATATTAAATATAAGATATAATTAGTTAATAATGACTATTGATATCTACAGCGTAGCCCTTGCTATTGTTGCATCCGTTGCATCTGGCTTGGGCACTGCTATTTACTCTTCCCGCCAGGAGAGGCGAAAAGAAACAATTCGTGAAGCAGAAAGATATCAGGATCATCTTAAATTAGAGTTAAAAGACCTAAAAATTCAGCTATACCAGCTAGAAAAGGATTTAACTGAATGGAAGGATAAATATTATTCTACCGTACAGGACCTAATTTCTGTTAAATCTGAGCTTGAAGAGGCTTTAATTAAAATAGCATTGGTAGATATGCAATTAAAAGAGAGCTAGCCCTACGAATTTTTATTTAGTATACTTAAAGCATGACATGTATAGTGGCAATTGCCCAAAATGGTACCGTTTATATGGGTTCAGATCATGCTGCATCAGACGATAAGTCTGGATGGATCATAGCAAGAAAAGAACCAAAGTGCTTCAAGGTTGGACAATACGCAATTGCGTTTACTGATTCATTTCGTATGGGTCAGATTCTTCAATACAATTGGACTCCACCAAAGTACACTCCAACTAAAACCAATTCAGGTTTAGATAAGTTTTTAAGAACTAAGTTTGTTGATTCTATTAAAGATGCTTTCCAGGCAAACAATTATGGAATCATTCTTCCAGGGCAAGAGGCGGAAGGCGGAGTATTCTTGGTAGGAGTAGAAGGTAGACTCTTTACTATAGATGAAGACTTCCATGTTGGAGAAGCAGTAGTAAACTACATGGCAGAAGGAAGCGGTGCTTTCTTTGCTATGGGTTCATTGTACACAACAAGAAACCAAAAGAACCCTAAGATTAGAATCAAAACTGCATTAGAAGCAGCAGCAGAATTTTCTATGAGCGTAGCTCCACCCTTTACATATATTCAGGTTTAGAGTATAATTAAAGTATGGAATGGCTTATCAAGATATTTGCCACGATACTTGGTTACAAGAGTATTGAGATAATCAGATGGTTTTTTAAAAGATACCAGGTACTCCTCTTTGATAGAGACATCATCAGTGCAATGAATAAGGATATCCAAGAAGATTATGATAAGCCTTATATGGATCTTAGAGGAACACCAACTCACACATGTATATGTGGAGGAGAAGTGTTTTACTTAAAGGCTACATTTAAAGATTCAGAGATTTCACAATATCTACTAGATATGCAATGTGCAAATTGCGGTAGTTTGGCAACTGCGCCTACTCCAATAGATCAGATGCCAGGAACAGATGAGAACTAAGAGAAGAATTAAAGAGCTAGAGCTTCAGCTAGCATACCTTACTGAATATGTAAAGATAATATCTGACTCAGTTTTAGAGCTTCTAGAAAAAGAAGATGAGCGGTCAGAGCAAGCCAAGAATATTGATTCTGGTAAATGGTATAAGAACCCTTGACATCCCTGGTAAAGTTTAGTAAACTTACCACATGAACAAAAAACTAATCGTGGCTCTATTAGCCCTAACAATCACACTACCAACTACTGCAAACGCAGCTATTAAGTCTTCTACTGTACAGAAGCCAACAATTGCAATTCTAGACACAGCACTCGATGCATCTGTTCCAGAATTCGCTGGACGAATTACTCACGAGGTATGCATCCTTGAGTGGACAACATGTCCAAACGGAAGCAATTATATGGAAGGTCCAGGATCTGGATTAACTTACCCAGCAAACTTTACATCTAACAAAACATTTAATCATGGAACACAGATGGTTTCAGCAGCAATTAGATCTAATCCAGATGTTAATATTGTATTTGTAAGAATTATTGGTAATACATTTAGAGGAGAGCGACAGATTGCTAATGAGCGAACTGTATACAATGCTCTTAATTGGGTAGCAGCAAATGCATCTAAGTATAATATTAAGGCAGTCTCCATGGCACAGGGACACCATAACTTGACCCCACTAGCAGACTACTGCCCAAATACTCCAAACACAAAGGCATCTATCATTAACCTTAAGAACATGAATATCCCTACATTCTTTTCAGCAGGAAATGGTCGTGACTATAAGAGAATTGATTGGCCTTCATGTATCAATGAGTCTATATCAGTAGGTGCAGTAGACCAGTACAATGAGATTGCGATTTATTCAAATGCAGATTCTAATCGAGTAGACTTCTATGCATTAGGCATTATGGGAGTATCACTACCAGGTGGCTTATCGGCAAATGCTGCTGGAACATCAGTTTCGGCACAGGTAGCAGCAGCTAACTGGGTCGCCTTGTCAACTGCAAAGCCAACTCTTTCTTATGATCAACTGTATGCTTTGTTCGATAAAACACATATAAAAACTATGAGTGGCAAGGTGCCTTTCGGTAAGCTTATGAATTTGGCGGGTGCTATTAATGGATAACAAGCAGACGGTACTTGAAGGTATCATTGAGGATGTAGCTACAGATCTATATAACAAGTGGGTAGCAGCAATGCCAGAAGAAGATAAGAATGAGATAGCATTTCAGGCTCTATCTAAGAACGCACACGAGACTACCCTATTTGTTGTTCAAAACTTTATGAATAAGTTTAACGATGCAGCAGAAGCCTTGAAGGGCGACTAACACACAATGATACTCGATAGTAATAACTTTGATGACTTTATCTCTGGAAATAAAACTGCTATAATAGACTTCTGGGCTACCTGGTGTGGTCCCTGTAAAAAGATGAAGCCTATTCTTGAAGAGGTCGAATCTGAATTCAATATTGTGATTGGCAGGGTTGATGCAGATGAATCTGCAGATATTGCTTCTAAATACAATGTGTCTTCAATACCAACAATCGTAGTGCTTGAAGATGGAGTTCCAGTTAAAACAATTATTGGAGCAATGCCTAAGCATAAGTTAGTTAAGGAGCTTGAAGGATGGATTTAGATTTCGATTCATGGATTAAGTATGGCGCAGATAAAGGATGGATCTCAGATGTGTTTTGCGACACACATGAAGGTGCACCTATGTCTGAAGAAGAAATGCAAGAATGGGATGAAGGCGGAGACCCGTGTTCATTTCATGTTCGAGTATTCGAACTAGAATAAGTTTCTGCGCTCAGAAAGAGGCAGAGGAAATAAGGAGAATAAATTAAATGAACTCATTTAAGAAAATCGCAGTAGGCGTAGTTGCAGCTATGTCTATTGCAACAATCGTAGCTACACCTGCTAGTGCAGCAACAACAACTCTAACAGTAGGCGGATCGTCAGTTTCAACTGGCCTTGTTGCTTCTAATCCAGTTGTTTTGCCAGTACCAGCAGACAACTCAGTTGATTCAGCAGATGCACTCAAGATTGCAATCACAGGTCTTGACACAGGCACAGTAGTTTCAGCAACAGCAAACGGAGCATCTATTGTCCCAGCACTTGCAACAGTAAATGCACCAGTTAATTCATCAGCAGGAACTTCAACACTTTCAATTAACACAGGAACAGGCACAACAGCTGATTTCTTTGTTTTTACAAAGTCAGTTGCAGCAGCAACAGTTGTAGTAACAGTTGGTGGTAACACAACAACATATCATGTTAAGGGCTCAGCAGGAGCAGCATACAACCTATCAGTAGTTGGTGCAGACTCAGCAGCAATCTCAACAGTAAACAAGGTCTATGCAAAGACAACAGATATTTTTGGAAATCCAGTTGTTACAACTGTTCCAACAGTATCAGCAATCAATGGAACTGTAGGCGCTGTATCAGTATCTGACACAGCAACAGGAACATTTGCTTTTGATCTTACAGCACCAGCAACAGTTGGTACAGTGGCTCTCGCTGTTAATATTACAGCAACAGATGTCGCTGGACTCGCACCAGCAGTTAAGTCTGTTTCAAAGTTTGCATTTGTTACAAACCCAGCAGACGTACTTGCATCAGTTAGAGCAGAGCTTGCAGCAGCACAGGCTGCCCTAACAGCAGAGAAAGCAGCACATGCAGTAACTAAGGCAGCAGTCGATAAGGCAGCAGCAGATGCAGTTACAGCAAAGGCAACAGCGGATCTTGCAGCAGCAGCTTACAAGGCAGAGTTTAACGCTCTTGCTAAGAAGTGGAATGCTAAGAACCCAAAGGCTAAGGTTGCGCTTAAGAAGTAAATAACTTCAATTAAAGGGGCAGGATCTTCGGGTCTTGCCCCTTTAGTATTTAAATGCTAGAATTAATACATGGAATCAACTAAAAGAACATTATTAAAGACATTAAGCTGGGAAACATTTCACCTCGTAGGAGTTGCTGGAGTAATCTATATTTTTACTGGTGAGTGGGAATATGCAAGCCTAGGGGCTGTCATTTATATTGCCTGGGAAGCATTGGGCTACTTCTTGCATGAAAGAGTGTGGGCTAAGTTTGGCGGAAGATTAAAGTGAATGAGTTTGAGTTATATAAGGAAGCATTTAAAGATAATCTAATTAAAGAGATAAAAGATCTAGAGATTCCATACGAATGGAACTCAAGAGACATTATTAGGTTTATCATAAATAAGATTGAGAGTACACATTGATATTGGTTGATAGATGCGATATATCAGGATGTGAAAATGAGGCTGAAAGAATAACTACCTCGGAAACTAAGTATATACAGATATGCATTAGTTGTTATAATAAAAAGTATAGGGTCTAATATGATAAGAGCTGTACAAATAGATGTAAACGGTCTATGTAATGCGGGATGCTGGTTTTGCCCAGTTTCCTATGAAGGAAACCCAAAGTCTGCAAGAAAAGACATGGAATTACATGAGCTAGAGCATATATTAAAACAGCTTAGTGAGGGCAAGGGTAAGTTTGTAGACCCAGATCTAACCCTTCTATACACAGCAAATTATAATGAAGTTTTGCTTTATAAGCATTTTGATCAGATGCTTGATTTGTATAGGAAATACGGATTTAAGATTAGTGTACTTACAAATGGCGTTGCTCTGACTAAGGCTAAGACAGATTTAATCAAAAACAACCTAGATGTCGTTGCTGCGATGCTAATTAACTTGCCATCAGCAGATAAAGATCGTTGGCCCAAGTATGTAAACATGAATCCAAAGCTTTTTGATAAAGTTATTTCAAACATAAAGTATGCCGAGCAAGAATTAAATAGTCTAACAGAAGCAAAAAGCATGCATATTATGGTAAATGGACTAGACAGCAACTCTTTGACTGAAAATGGTGGATGGCTAGATATAATGGGTGGCGCACCTAATTTTAACTTAGATCCATCTGAGGGTGACTTGGCAAAAGAAGTAAGCTTAATTAAAGAAACATTTCCAACAATGCATATATTTAAATCATATCATTTATACGATAGGGCTGGTCACTTAGAAGACTTTAATATCATAGGTCAATCAAAAGCTATAGGCAAGTATCTAAAGGACGGTAACTCAAAGGTAGTAGGCTGTAATGGAGGAATAGGCTTTAGAAGTCGTACCAATGAATGGATTCATATAAATCCAAATGGAGATTTATTTATATGTTGCGCCGACTTTGATTTCAAAACTGTTTTTGGTAATGCTATATCTGAAAGAATTGAAGATATTTGGTATGGAGAAAAAAGACAGATGGCTATAGCAGAGTCATATTCTAATATGTGTACAAAATGTTCAGCTGCTATATGGGGAAACTAAATGTGTTGGATATGCGGTTGCGCTGATCATGTAGGACCTGGGAATGAAAAAGAGGATAAAGATGAAGAATGAAACTAATTTAATACATTTAGGCAGACCAAATGCTGGGCCAGACGTAGGAATGAATAGCCCGATATCATTGAACTCAACATTACATGCTGGCGGAGATATTGGATATGCAAGGTACGGCAATCAGTCATGTTTAGACCTAGAGAATGCAATTGCATCGTTAGAGCATGGTAAGACATTGGCATTTTCATCTGGCATGTCTGCATTTAATGCAATAGCCTCAAATATACCTCACGGATCTATAATCGTGGCATCAGATCAAGGCTATGCTGGTATTACAGAGACCCTTAGAAGAATGCATCAAGATGGCAAGATCGTCCTTAGGTTCGTAGACATAGCCAATACAGCAGAAGTTTTATATAATATGAATGATGCGTTTATGGTTTGGATAGAAACTCCAACCAATCCGCTATTAAAGATAGCTAATTTAGAAAAAATAATTAAAAGCGCTAAAGATACAGGTGTTTTAGTTGGAGTAGACAATACATTTGCTACACCACTAAGGCAGGTACCATTAGATATGGGAGCAGATATATCTTTAAACTCAGTAACTAAATATATGGCTGGTCACTCAGATGTTTTGGCTGGCTCAATATCAACTAATAATAGATTAATCTTTGATAAATTAGAGTTTACAAGAAAGATCTCTGGAACAATCTTACAGCCATTTGAAGCGTATTTAGCTTTACGTGGAATGAGAACATTTAGCCTAAGGTTCGAGAAGGCTGAGAGTAATGCTAAGCTATTGTATAAGCTTTTATTGAATAACGAGCATGTGAAGGAAGTATATTATCCAGGATTTAGCGGAGTCATATCTTTTGATATTTATGGAACTGCTATTGATGCTGATACCGTATGCAACTCAGCAAGGCTTATCTCTAACACCACCAGCCTTGGTGCAGTTGAGTCCACATGGGAGAGGCGCAGAAGGTGGGAACTAGAAAGTCATACTGTCCCAGAAACCCTAATTAGACTATCAGTTGGATGTGAAGACGTAGATGATCTTTGGGCAGACATAAAGAATGCCCTAGAATATATAAAAATGATATAATGTATTAATGAGCGGATTACTAGTCCCGCTTAAATAAAAACCTATAGGAGAAATAAAATGACAACAAACAACGTTCCACCAGTGAATTACACAGAGGCTCCAAAGCCAGCATTCCCTGCAACAGACAAGTCATCACAAGACAGCTCAGGTCTTGGTAACGGCGGTAAGTAATAATGTGCACAATGTGTGGATGTGGCAAGGAAGCCTTTATGGGCGAAGAGATGCCAAATCAAAATGTATATGACGTAGGTCCAGGACTATTAGATTCACCATCAATGTTCGGGACAGATTCCATGAATAACCTTGGAGTCTCAAGAACAGAAATGGACATGAATTAATGTCAGAAAACGGAACTGGAATGGCAAGTCCAGGAAATAGCGAAGCCTCAGGTGCTTTAACTTCAAGAGAAGCAACAGCAAAGTCACCTTCACAGGGCAAGTTTAGATCAGGATTTGCAGGACCAAAGCCAGCTATAAAGGTGGATACTAACAAGCATGGTATTCGTAGAGAAGTTAATCTCAACCCACCAAAGAAGACCAGCGGTAAAAAGAAGTAACTATTTTAATTAATAGTACAGATAGCTCAGTTAATTCTGGGCTATCTTTCTTTTTACTATTGACTGGCAGAGTTTAATTTTGTATAATAGTCATATGACAATTAACGTATTAGATAAAGGCTATGTTCGACTAGTTGATGTAATGGGAGATGACCTATCAGCAGTAAATGCTGCTCGTGTATCATATGACAAAGAGTCCTATGAATTCACAGATAAGGATAAAGGTCTTCTTAACTTCTTATGGAAAGAAGATCACACCTCACCATTTAGACATGCGTCAGTTTCATTTGAGATTTATGCCCCGCTATTTGTCGCTAGACAATGGTGGAAGTATGCAGTAGCATCAACTCACATCGATGATCAGAATGGTTGGAACGAGTCTTCTAGACGCTATATAACAGAAGATGAAGAGTTTTACATCCCTAAGGGTGAAGAATGGCGTTCAAAGCCTGAGAACTCAAAGCAGGGCTCAGGAGAGCCACTCCCTGATTATATCGGAGGAAGATTTACTAACAAACTATTTGATCTTAATGAAGCTGGAAATAGACTTTATAAAGAAGCAATGGAGGCTGGTATTGCACCAGAGCAGGCACGTCTATTCTTGCCAGCGTATGGAATGTATGTTAGATGGAGATGGACTACAAGCCTACATGGTCTGATTCATTTCCTTAATCAAAGACTTGCTAGCGATGCTCAGTCAGAGATTCGAGATTATGCTGATGCGGTAAAAGAATTGTCTCAAGAGAAGTTCCCTGAGACATTTAAGGTCGTATTTAATGACTGATATACCAGCAAAGCAATGTTTTTGCGGAAGATCCGCATCATATCCATATTGCGACGGAACACATAGGACAAAAAAGGAAGAGGCTAAAGAAGAATGAAGAAAACCACAGGATTTATCCTATTAGTTTCATTAGCATTAGCAACATTTGCCTTCGCCCTAGTATCTATATCTAAGAACCTAGAGCTAGACTTTGATATGGATGACTTCGATGAATGATAAGATAGCAGCTATAATAGATTTAATTAAAAGAAATACAATTTGTAAAGCTAGAGGACACAATTTAGCTTATGCAGGAAGTTGCCCATACACAGGAGTAACTTATGATTATTGCGAAGCATGCCACCACATGATTCCACGAGAGGAAGTTTATGATTAAGCCATCAGGAGGGCTAGTTCTAATTAAGCAGGAAGAGATTACAGATACTACAACAAAGTCTGGATTAGTTTTAGCTGCATCATTTAATAGCCAGGGTCCTAAAAAGGGCAAGGTTATTGATTTAGGTACAGGAGAGCCAAACGCATTGAATGGCGAGATTATTCATATCCCAGACTTTAAGGTAGATGATACAGTTATCTATCCAGATCATTCTGGACACGAAGTAGAAGATGAAGACGGCACAAAGTACCTGTTGGTACATTACAAGCATATCCTTGGAAAGGTTATTTAATGATACATGAAAGACTTAGCTGGGCTAAGCTAGATGAAGATTTCCTAGAGTACCTAGATGAAGAGGGTTACACTAAGGTAAACTTTGATGTACTCTATGTTGAGTATGACTATTGGGCTAAGAGTGTATCAACATTCTGGTCAAGACTATTTTCACCTAGGGGCTAGATGGACAAGATCGAATGGCCAGAAGATCAATTAGACTATTCAGATCATTACACAATCAAAGTAACTAAAGTTAACTACGGTGGATTCTTTAACCACTGGGAGGCTGAATTGTCATTTGCAGAAGATGGCAAGTATTGTGAAGCTACCGCTCCAACTATGGGCGGGGCTATTGACGAAGTTATGGATTACCTGTATGATACAGTCTATGAATGGACACAAGCTGACGCTAACAACCCTGGATATAATGCAGATACATCAAGCAATTTCAACGACAGCATTAGAAAACAATTGGGATAAAGAAAAGCAGCAAGAAGTATTTAATCAAACAGTGGCGGAAATAATCAAGTCACAGGTTAAAGTAAATAGAAAGAAGAGACATAAGCAATGATTCATTGGATCTCAGGATTTATAGGCGGAGTACTATTTGTGGCGGTAGCCCTATGGTGGGTATTAGGCTCAGATGATAATTAAACTATTGTGGATTGCCTGCTCCATTATTGTATTTAAGAATGTATTTAAATCTTTTATTAAAGATGAATTAGATACTTGGGATGAATTAGATAC